AAGGGCAAGATGGCCGTGACATGTACACAACAGAGGTGATCGCAAATGATATGCAAATGCTCGATTCCGCCGGAGCGAATCAAGGAGCTGGAGGGTTCGGCGGCCAGAGTTCGCAGGGCAATGATAGCTGGCATGCCAACAGCCAAGCAAGCGGCCAGCAACCTGCAGCAAGCCATGCTGGAAATCAGCAGGGTTTTCAGGATGGAACTAACGCGAAATGGCCGAACCCAAGAGAAGGCGGAGGTCACCCATAAAACTATGACCGGTCACCCACTGGTCACCCAAGACCGCGGCAAAGCCTTATAAATTATAGTATGTCTGTCCAGTCCAGCATCGGGCTACGGAAAACACCGGAGCCCCGCTTTTCTTTGTGTCCTGCGCTGCAGCTGACTTTGTGCTTGTTTTCATAAAACCCCGAATTGCTGAGAATTGCTTTTAATTGCCGTTTGTTGTCTTATTGAGTCACCCATAGGGCACCCAAAAAAATAGGACGGTAATCATGGCATCGTATTTTATTGAGCCGCGCAAGCGTGCAAATGGCGGCATAAGCTACCGCTGCAGCGTTCGCGTAAAAAAAGACCGCCGGATTATACACCAAGAATCCAAGACTTTCAGGAACGACAAGATGGCCAACGCATGGGGAACCAAGCGAGTGGCTTACATTAATGAATTCGGCATACCTGGCGAGTCCAGCGCGCGGGTAATTACCATAGGTGAACTAATCGACCTTTACATTGCAGAGCCCAGAATATGGGATGGTACCGGCAGAACCAAGCGCTACGTTATTCAGCTGCTCAGAGATTGTGACATATCAATGGTAAGAACGGACGCCTTAAGCACGCAGCACTTAATAACCCACTGCAAGAACAGGGGTGAGGCCGGAGCCAAGCCAACAACTGTGTATCACGATATTTCATATCTGCGAGCAGTGATGAAGTTAGGCGGGCCAGTGTTTGGCGTTAAGTGCAACGTCGACGTTATAGCAGAGGCAATGCCGGTGTTGATTAAAATGCGATTAGTTGGCAGAAGCCAGCGAAGAACCAGGCGGCCGACGCAGCTTGAGCTGGATAAGTTGCGAGAAGGACTGGCCAAAAGGCAAAGCCACAGAGCTGCGCACATACCCTTTGTTGATATTCTCGACTTCTCAATTCTAACCTGCATGCGCATTGGTGAGGTTTGCGCGCTGCGCTGGGATGATCTGGACAAGGAAAGGCGACTAATTACGGTCAGGAACAGAAAGGACCCGCGCAAAAAGGAGGGTAATCACATGTTCGTTCCGCTGCTGGGTGGCTCCATGGCCATCATCGAAAAGCAGCCGGTAAAAGGTGATCTGATTTTCCCCGTTTGCCCGCGCTCAGTCAGCGCTGGCTTTCAGCGCGTAAGAAATGAGCTGGGCATAAAAGATTTACGGTACCACGACCTTAGACGTGAGGGAGCAACCAGGCTGTTTGAGATGGGGTATCACATTGAAGAGGTTATCCAGGTGACCGGCCACAGGAACTTCAACATGCTGTGGAATGTGTACCAGCAAATTAATCCTGGTTCATTGAGAGATTTAGCAAAGGAATAAAATATAGATTTACACACGTACGCACACGCGCGTTAAAGGGGTAAAAATAAAGTCAGGGGGGGCTTCGGAAAAAGGTAACATTGGTAACCTCTAGCAAAAAGTACATGTAAGTTACTGTTATATATGAATTATATACTTAACTAAAAAGGTAACATTTAAGGTAACTGAAAGGTAATAGGTTACCTTTTTAAATGGTAATATCTGCTATTTTATAAAGTCTTTATTTTCAAGCACTTAAGTAAAGGTTACCTTTTTGGTTACCATAAATTACCTTTTAAAGGTAACCTTGCAAAACCTTATAAATCATACACTTAACCCCTTAAAAACAGGCAGGTTACCAATGTTACCTTTTTCCGAAGACCCCCCTCAGTAGTAAAAGTCTCGCCGGTAAAAATCATCCCTTTGTTTGCTCGTTGGTTAACGTTAAAAAGCGTTACAAATCAAGGCCTAGCGCCCTACTCGAAGCCCCCAGCCTGAAAGGCGCTGCCGCCTTTTTGCTAAAAAGTGAATTTACAGACACAAAGCGGCCAGGTGTGGGGTGGGTTAAACCGCGCGCGCTCGCCCCGCGCCAAGGTCGCCAGCGCCAAAAAATGAGCAAAAAAAAGACCCAGCGGGATGCTGGGCCAAGTCCATTGGAGTAGCGTGGATGTGGTCAGGTATCGCTTCCAACGGCAAGGGAGTACGGGTTAAAACGGACAATCTCTTCACCTGCCCAGTCGTTGAGCGTGCGCAGCGTGGCTCTGAGCGACTCCATTTCGTTTGCGTCGAACACCTGCGCAGCCTTGCTGGCATCACCAAAGCCGCCGGTATTGTTGGGAACTATACCCATTAGCTGCGGCGGCACCCGGTGAGCAGCAAGCTGATCGTCGCGCGACACGTTCTTAATACTCAGAAACTCGTCTTTTGCCGCCACCTCAGCCACTGGAATCAGCTTTATACCGTCTTTGCTGCCGCCTGGGTTGTAAAGCAGTAGGTTACGGAAGTTACCCGGGCCCTTACTGTCCTTCATGGCCTTGCGAAGCGCGCTAATATCGCTTTCATTCTGCATGGCGTCAGTCATGTGCAGGATAAAGCCGGCATGTGAGCCGTTTTCATAGTATTTGCGGCGGAAAAGTGTGGCTGATTCATTCAAAAGGCTTGAATTCATGCTGGCGGTGTAGTCGGGAATACCATAAATTTCCTGGTCAATATCCGATTCCATACCCTGAAAAATAGAGCCTTCTTTGAAAGCCTCATCTTTGCCCGGGTCGCCTATCCACCAGAAAACCCCCTCTTCTAGCCCCCTGCGGGTGTATTTAGCTGGCGACCGCTTGAATTTGAAGCGAGCCGCCCAGACGGTTCTTTTGCCGCTCAACGTAAAAATTAGCAAACACAAGCAGATCCATAACTACTGCAGTGAAGTCTTCTGTGCTGAATTTCTTGTGAGGAATAAAGCAGCTGCGCAGTATGTTGCGTTTCACCTGGATGGCGCTGGCGTGATGCACGGCGGCACGGTATATGCGGCTGAGCCCATGCAATGATAGCGGCGGTTCGTAGTATCGCCCGTTGTTCATTGATTCCAGATAGTCAAAAATTTCACGCTGGTTCAGAACTGGCGTGGGCTCACCGAATGTGAACGCCTCGAATTGGCTTTTACTCATCCATTTAGCTCCACAAATGATTCATTCGAACCGCTGCGACCTTCAAGCGGCTCATGGTGTAATGCGTGCATAACCGCCCATGCAACATCAGCGTGGCTGACGTCCTCAGAACGGCTAGCTTCATAGGTAGGTGCGCGCCCGCCGGCGGTGGTGGTTTTTCGGATACTCATAAACGCTTGGGCAATATCTTGATGGCCAGCGTCAAATTCCAGCCGTCCCTTACTGATCACGTCATAGGCCTTCATGACTAACCTGCTCTTCACGATTGGCGAGTAAGTGAAGGTGGTAACCATGGGGAAGAACTTCTTGACCAGCTGGTAAACGCCCTCACCAATACCGGTAATATCAATGCCGATGTACCCGACGTTATACCGCTTGGTCATGTCCTCTATTACTTTGGCTTGCGCCTCGAAGTCCTTACCCCTGAGCTGGTGCCGCTCAATCACTCGGAATTTGCCACCTGGTACCGCTGGCGGCACCACTGCGGCAAGCCCGGCACTATCACCAAGCCCGCCTTTTGATGGATCGTAACCAATCCACACTTCTCTATGCCCCATTGGGCGCAAAGCGAATGGCTTGTAGTCTTCCCACACCTCCCAGCTGTCAACCATAGACTTTTGCAGCATCGGCATAGGGAAAACGCTGGCGGTATCGTCAATGAATTCGCACATAAGCAGGTTGCGGTATTCATCGGCTGAGTATTCGAGGCGCAGCTGATCCAAGTCGAACAGGTCACAACCACCGCGAACCGCCTCTTCAACGGTGATAATTTGACGCCACTGGCCATCAGCGCATACCTTACCTTGCGACAACGCTGAGGTAGTCAAATCAAGCTGAACCTTATCCGCTTTTGCGCGCCCTCGGTTGTATAGCTGACCAGACCAGAACGGGTAAGCGTCATGCGTTAAGCTGCTGGGCGTTGAAAAGTAGGTTTGTCGCCATTTTTTGTGTATGGCCATGCCGCTGGCAACCTTGCGGAACTCTTGAAACTTATGGATCCAGAAGTATTCGTCCAGGTATAAGTTGCCATGGTAGCTCTGCGCCGTTCGGGCGTTGGTACCCAAAAAGTACATGTGCGCGCCGTTCGGCAGAATAATAGGGTCGCCAGTAAGCTCTACGCCTGCAGCATCTTTAGCGAACTGAATAATATACTGCTTGAATACGTGTGCCTGGGCCTTACTGGCTGACAGAAATATCTGGTTGCGCCCAGTCTCCACCGCGTCAATAAATGCTTCGCGCGCAAAGAAAAAGGTCGCACCAATCTGGCGGCTTTTGAGTATGTTGCGAATTCTGTGCTGCAGCCCTGCCTGGTGCCAGTTTTTCTGGTAGTCAAAAAGGTTGTCGTGGTAGGCCTCAACCAGCTTTATTTGCTGATCATCGTCAATGACGTTTCTTTCGGGTTTACGCTTGGGGCCTTTATTGCGGTTCGCCACTTTCGGGTTCAGGTCAGCCTCACTGCCTGTTTGCTCATAACGGGTAATTCTGGCCATGCGCTCCATTTGCCGCCCCAGAAGGTCGATTTCCTTAAAATCCTTACCCTCTTTTTCAGGCTTATTAATAAGCTGAATCATGCGGGTTTCCATGACCGCATGAACCCGGTCAATCGGCCTGTTTTCATCCCACTTGCCTGATTTTTTCCACGTTGAAACGGTGGTTTCCGGTACGTCCAATATTTCGCCTATTCGGCGTAAGCGAAAGCCCTGCCAATACAGGGCACGCGCATACATTCTGGGTTCTAGGTCTGGGCTCATCATATTCATGCGGCCAGTGTACTAGCGCCCCTGCCGCCCGCAGCGCCCTTTGCGTTGTCAGCATACTCCCTACAACCGCAACGCATTGACCGTGCGCGCTACGCTGCTGACCATAGCCCACACCAGAAACCGCGTTATTGCACCGAAACCACTGATAGGACCTGACCATGGCAAAAAGCAAATTCTTCCGTGTAGCGACAGAGGGCGCAACCACGGACGGCCGCACAATCCAGCGCAGCTGGCTTGAGCAGATGGCCGCCAATTACGACCCGAACAAATACGGCGCCCGGGTGTGGCTTGAGCACATACGTGGCCTGTTTCCTGATAGTGATTTTCGCGCTTACGGTGATGTAACCGCGTTAAAAACCGAAGAGAACAGCGAAGGCAAGCTGGTTCTTTACGCTCAAATTGAACCCACTGATGATCTGGTTGAGCTGAACAAGAAAAAGCAAAAAATCTATTCATCAATGGAAATTGACCTTGATTTTGCTGACACCGGCGAGTGCTATTTCACTGGCCTTGCGGTAACAGACTCACCCGCGAGCCTAGGCACTGAAATGCTGCAGTTCTCTGCCAAGCAACAAGTAAGCCCGCTTGCATCACGCAAAACCCGACCTGAAAACCTGTTTTCAGAAGCGGTTGAACTGGAACTTGAACTTGAAGAAGAGCCAGAAACTCCGGAAGAAAAGCCCAGCTTGTTTAGCCGCGTAACCGCCCTTTTGAAAAAAGCAGGCGAGAAGAACAGCGCTGACTTTTCAGACGTGAATAAAGCGGTTGAGGCCATCGCCACTGAAACTGGCGAGCTGAAGAACGAGTTCAGCGCCGCGCTAAAGGCGTCCAGCGAGCGCTGCGAAAAGCTGGAAGGCGAAGTAACAGGCCTGACTGAACAACTGGAAGCGCAGAAGAGCGCGTTTGCAGAGCTTAAAAGCCAACTGGAAAACACCCCAGACGGCCCTACTCGCACCCCGGCCAGCGGTGCACCACTTGAATCCGATTGTTTATAAGGACAGGCACCAATGAGAAACGAAACCCGCAAGGTATTTAACGCATACGCTGGCCGAATGGCAGCACTTAACGGCGTAGAAGATGTTAGCACCAAGTTCAGTGTTGAACCCTCGCTTCAGCAAAAACTGGAAACCAAGCAACAGGAAAGTTCGCAGTTCCTGAGCATGATTAACATGTATGGCGTTGTTGAACAGGAAGGTGAGAAAATAGGCCTTGGCATCAGCAGCACCATTGCTGGCCGCACTGACACACAAAGCAATGAACGCCAGCCGATTGACCCGACAGACCTTGGCAAGAACTCTTACAAGTGTAAGCAAACCAATTTTGATACAGCCATTCGCTACAGCAAAATTGATGCCTGGGCTAAGTTCCCAGACTTCCAGAACCGCATGCGCGATGCTATTTTGAGCCGCCAAGCGCTTGACCGTATCATGATCGGCTTTAACGGCACCTCTGCAGCGGTGCAAACCAACCGCACAGAAAACCCAATGCTTCAGGACGTGAACATTGGCTGGCTAGCCCATATCCGCACTGACGCACCAGAGCAGGTATTCAGCGAAGCTGCTGAAGGCAGTGGCAAAATCACTGTTGGCCCATGGGAAGGCTCTGACTACCAGAACCTTGACGCGCTGGTATTCAATGCAACGAATGAAATGTTGCCTGAGTGGTACCAGGACGATCCTGAACTGGTAGTTATTATTGGCCGCGCCCTGCTGTCTGATAAGTACCTGCCCATGGTGAACAAGCATGCCGATACGCCTACGGAGTCTTTGGCTCTGGACGTTATCAAAATGCAAAAAACCATTGGTGGCTTGCCTGCCGTGCGCGTTCCTTACTTCCCGCCAAACGCCATTTTGATTACGCGACTGGATAACCTGTCTATTTACTGGCAAGAAGGCGCTCGCCGCCGCCACTTGATGGACAACCCGAAACGTGATCAGGTCGAAAACTACGAAAGCAGCAATGACGCTTACGTTGTGGAAGATTATGAAGGCGTTGTGCTGATTGAGAACATTGAAATCAGCGACGCAGCACCTTCTGGCTCATAACCGGAGATAGCACATGAAAAACCTAGCGCGAGCGAACCGCCAGCGCAAATTAGCCGCCCTTGAGGGGGCGGTTAATCCGGCGGACCAGAACAAGGCAATGAACAACTATGAGCTGATGCTTAAACTGCTGCACGAGCATAAGCGCCGGCTTAAAACCGTTCAGAGCTCAGAACGCAAAGCTAAGGTGAAAGCCCAGTTTATCCCTGAATACCGCGATTACCTTGCTGGCGTTATCCACGCTGGCACCGGGCAGCAAAATGACGTGCTAACCACGGTTATGCTGTGGTGCATTGACGCTGGCGAGTACAGCCAAGGCCTAGACTTGGCCGAATACGTGCTCACGCATGAAATTGACATGCCAGACCAGTATGAACGCACCGCGCCCACACTGGTAACCGAGGAAGTAGCCAACCAGGCACTGAAGTTCATTGACAGTGAAACACCGGTGGCTATCGAGCACTTGGAACGAGTAAGCAACATGGTTGCTGAGCTTGATATTTATGATCAGGTTCGCGCCAAGCTTATGAAGGCTATGGGTATTACTTACGGCAAAAATGGCTACAACGAGCGCGCCATTGCGCACCTGAAGAAAGCGCTTGAGCTTGATGAAAAATCAGGCGTTAAAAAGCTTATTCAGGAATTTAAGAAAGCCCAAAAGAACAGCGCGGAAGGTGAATAACCCCCGCTAAACGAGCGTAACCCACGCACCCTGGGAGGCTCGGAACCGATTGTTTTGCTCGCTGCGCATGACGTTCCGACCACCTCCCAACCCATAGGAGTCATGACGTGTCTTTTTTTGCAAACCAGAGCGAAATACAGAACCCCGCAGACGCGACTATTCAGAGCTCCCATTTTTGGCCAGCCATTCACCTGGAGAAGCTGCGCGAAGTTATGCGGCTGGATGGCAACGTAACTGCCCCACGCCTTGAGCATGCCGCAATCAATGCCGTAGCTGCAGTAAACCAAGAGCTTCGAAACTGGCGCCAAGAACGTGAAGCAGAAGGCTATGAAAAACTAGCTGACGTGCCCGCCGAGCAGATCAATGACGAAAGCACCTATTTGCAATGGTACGCCCGAGCCGTTTACTGCTTTTCGCGTGCGAACCTGATAGAGCGAATGCGCGATTACGACACCACCAAAGCCGGCGCAGACAGCACAGACCCACTGGAACAAACTGTTATCGCGCTACGCCGTGACGCTCGCTTTGCTATACGCGACATTCTTGGCGTCACCCATTCAACCGTGGCGTTACTGTAATGCTGGTTCGCGCAATTCAGGGCGACACGCTGGACGCGATATGCCAGCGCCACTATGGGCGCACCGGTCGGGTTACTGAAGCGGCATTAAGTGCCAACCCCGGCCTTGCAGACTTGGGGCCAGTTATCCCACAAGGAACACTGGTAAAACTGCCAGAACACGCACCACCACAAGAAAAGAAGCTTGTACAACTATGGGATTAGAAGGATGAATGAACCAACAGGCACCACTGCCGCAACCCTGACCGCCACTGGCACCGCTCTGGCCGCCCCGCTGCTGGGTATCGACCCAGGCATTGCCATTGGCGCTGTTTGCGGCGCTGGTATTTTTGTAATGAACGAAGGCACTGAAAGCCACTGGAAACGCCTGTTTTTGTTTTTGGTTTCTGTGGCCCTTGGTTGCTTGGGTGCTACTTCCTTTGCAGCCATTATGAGCTGGTTTATTCCTGCCAGCGTTCAAGTAAACGCAGGCGTAGGCGCTGTAATTGCCAGCGCCGTTTCTGTCCGCATTATCCAGCAACTTATTCGCCTGACTGAAACAACTGACTTTGCACAACTGTTCAGAGGCAAGAAGGGATGATCACACTAACCGTTATATACGTGGCCTTATTGGCCACCATTGCGTTCCGCATTTTGCTGTTCACCCGCCATGGCACGCACAAGCCCATTATCGGCTGGCTGGCCTACAGCATTATGGTGGCATCGTTCATACAAATTATTGCGGTGTTGAGCGGCATCACCAGCGCCCCAACCATTAGCGAAGTGGTACTGGCCACCGCGCTGGCCATCGCCCTGCTGGCTCACCATGGCAACATCGCCCACTTAATCAAGGCCGACCAGAACGGCCCCAAGCCACTGCGCTGGCTTGCGTACGCCCCTAAGACAAAGACCGCAGCGAAGCGTAAGCGGCAAGCCCACAATAACAAGGTGAACCCATGAGAAACGGAGACGTAGGCGCGAATGTGCGCACCCTGCAGCAAGACCTGAACGCCGCAGGCGCAAAGCCCAAGCTGGTAGTAGACGGCTGGTTTGGCGATAAAACCGAAGCGGCCGTTATTGCATTCCAGGAAAAACACGGCATTACCGCCATTGGCGTTGCTGGACCGCGAACACTTGCCGCCCTGGCTGGCGTGATTGACCCGAAGCGGCTTGGCAAAAAAGACCTGCAGCAAGCCGCTGAAAAGCTGGGCGTAAAGCTGGCTGTAATTGCAGCCATTGCCCAAGTTGAGAGTTCGGGCAGTGGATTTTTCAGCAATGGCAAAGCCGCCATTTTGTATGAACGGCATATTTTTTACCGCCAAGTGGCCAGCGAGGACCGCGCCAAAGCTGACCAGCTCGCCCGCCAGTACCCTAACCTGTGCAATACCGGCATAGGTGGCTACACCGGCGGCATTGGCGAATACCAGCGCCGCGGCAAAGCTGAACAACTGCACAAAGAGGCAGCACTGAAAGCTTGCAGTTACGGCTTATTCCAGATCATGGGTTTCCATGCTGAAGCACTGGGTTATGAATCGGTGCAGCACTTTGTAGACGCCATGAACCAGAGTGAAGGGCAACAGCTTGACGCCTTGGTTCGCTTCATTCAGGCCAACCCCAACCTGAAAAAGGCATTGGACGAGGGCGACTGGCGAGCGTTCGCGCGCGGCTACAACGGCCCGAGCTTTCACGTCAACATGTACGACGTGAAGCTTGAACGTGCGTATGAGCACTTTGCACAGGTGTACAAAGAGCCTGCGAGCGCCCCAGTGAAAGCTAAGCGCACCCGCAAGGGCGGCGCGAAAAAATGAAGTTAAAGCTGGGGGCTTTGGCGCTAGTGGTGATTGCCGGGCTTTATGCCTGGCTGCAGTACACCAACGCCCAGCTGATACAAGAGCGCCTTGACCAGGCGAACGCGGCGCAGCTCGCAACCGAAACAACGCTTAAGCGCCTGCAGGAGAACTACAGCGCAAACGCACAGGCACTGAACAGCCTGCAAAGTGAACTGCAAAGCGCCCAGCAAAACCTGCTGCAACGCAGCGCTGAATGGGAAGCATTGAAACGTGAACATGACGACCTTAAAGAATGGGCTGAAACTATGTTGCCTGCTGCCGCTCGCGAGCTGCACCAGCGCCCCGCAATCACCGGCGCCCGTGGTTATCGAGATTGGGTGTCCAATGGTAACGCCGTGCAACCTGCCACCCAGCAGCCCGAAAACCAACCAAGACCTGAGCCAAGACATCCGCAACATTGAGGCTGCGTGGCACGCCTGCGCGGCCAAGGTGGACGTTATTGTTCAGTGTCAGGAGCGAGCAAATGAAACGCAAAATGAGAAAAGAAGCCAAGGCAATCAGTGAGCGCGTGAGCATGATAGTGCCACACGATGGCTGCATTCTGCAGGTACCCGCCGACGTAAGCCCCGAGCAAGCCCAGCAGCTTAGCGCAGAGCTTCACCGCATTTGGCCAAACCGAAACTTTTTACTGGTCGCCGGTAACATTCGCCAGCTCAGCGAAGAGGAAATGAACCAGCAAGGCTGGTACCGCCAGCCTCAGACGGAGACCGAACGCAGTGAATAAGCCCAACCAGATACGCGACCTGTTAATTAACGCCCTGCCATTTTTAGGGCGCAACCCAGACCGCCTGCAGGTTTACATTGACCAGGGCAACTTAGCTGCCACCACAGTGAAAGAAAACCTCAGCTTCGAGTACCAGTATAAGTGCATTGTGTTGGTGACCGATTATGCCGACCATTCTGACACCATTATGGTGCCACTACTGGCATGGCTTTACCGCAACCAGCATGAGCTGCTGGCCAACCCCGACAAGCGCAAAACGGGCATTCAGTTCCGCGCAGAGCTTTTAAACAACAACACCGCCGACATTGAAATTACGCTGGAACTGACCGAGCGCGTAAAGGTAACCCAGACCGATGAAGGCATGAAGGTAGAGCACCTACCGGAGCCTGAAATAAACCCCTATGCCGAATTTGAGTGGGAGCTATTCATTCAGGGCGAGCAGGTAGAGACTGGCGACACAGGCGGCGAACCATGAGCGATGACCTACACCTGATAAACGACCGCGTTGACGCCCTGCTGAACAACCTCAGCGCGGGCGAACGTAGGCGCTTAACCCGTGACATTGCACGCACCATGCGTGGCAGCCAAGCCCGCCGCATCCGCGAGAACCGCAACCCAGACGGCACGCCCCATGCCCCACGCAAACCACAAGAGCAGCCCACGGGGCGCAGACGCCGGGGCAGCTTGCGCATGTTCAGACGCATTCACCGTACGCAGTTTATGCGCCCCAGCTCAAACCCGAGCGAGGCAGGCGTAGGCTTTCGCGGTTTAGTAAGCCGCATAGCGCGGGAGCACCATTACGGCCTGCGCGCACGGGTGAATAAGAATACTCGAGTACAGATGGAAGAACGCCAATTACTTGGCTTTACCAAGCAAGACTTGCAGACCGTAGAAGACTTGATGATTCAGCACTTAGCCAAGCGCTAAGTGCCGCTCTTTAAAATTACAGAAGAACCAATGTGGGGCTACTTGTGTTCCTGAATGAACTGCTCTGCAGATACCAGCGCCTCATTATACAGACGAACTCTTTCTTCATATTCATCAGTGTTTCTGAACGCAACAGGATTAAGCATCATGCTAACCAGAGTTCCTGGCTGAGAAGAAAAACCTTCAAACACAAGCTGAATATCACTTGGTTGACGCCAGTCATCCATAAGCTTTTGGCTTTGCTGGCGAAAGCTTTGCGCAAAGGCGCCCCACTGACCAGCTGCATAATTATCATCAGGGCTTGCTTGCCACCAAGCTTCTTTTGCGGTCTCAATCTGCGCGCGAAGCTGCTTAACCTCTTCAATCCAACCTTCATAGTACGCCGCTTTATCTGCGAGAAGCTGTGCCCGCTCATCCTCAATCGGCTCTTCCGAATGAGCACCTTGGGCGACAACCGGCGCCGACTCAACAACTTCAGCAGCACCCTGCTCATAACTTTCTTTTGGTTGTTCATCCTCAACGAACGCACCAATAACAGCCAGCCCGAACAGGACACCCAGAGTTATATAAATTCCTTTTTTCATGATCACCTCACGCAGTTAATTGAGCAGGTATTTTAGCACTTTTACAGGTTCTTTACAAACACTTGCCAGCCGTCATAGGTGTGCGTAGTCTTTTGCCCGCGCGCAATAACATATACCAGCCGGTTGGACTAACTACGGAGTATTACTATGGAATGCAATAAAATCGGCTTGGGTGGCTTTACCGCCCGGATAAAATGTGCAAGACTATTCGCAGCTGGATTAGACAACCAGCCGAGTTGGTGGATTAGACACCCGCGAACTCTGAAACCAAAAGGTAGACAGAATCAGACTTCATGCGTTAAACCCAGCACCCTCTTGCTGGGCCATTCAACACGAACCGTTGACTGGGGGCATGGGTCGGGAGCCAAAGAAAACGCCCCCAATTCTGGCCTTACCTTTTGGGCCAGAGTCTTGCGGCTACCCGATCCACCATTTCCAAACCAAAAGGAGATGGAACGCATGATTTATACGTTCATTGTGGCTCATAGCAGCCAAAAACTCGCCCAGCTTAAGAAGCTGCGCACCGTTTCAACCTTTGCTCACACTGAAGAGCAAGCCCGCAATAACTTCCCTGGCATGCCATTGGTACTGCAGGCCCGCACACACGTTCGCCGTGAAGGGGGTGTTGCATGAGCCAGTCCAAAGTACACCCACGCGCAATTGCACTTACCCGCTATGACCTGATGACCGTTGAAAACCAGCGGCTGAGAGGCAAGGTGGAAAGCCAGCGCACCCAGCTAAACGAGCTGCGCCGACAACTAACTGAAAGCGAAGAACGCAGCGCACACAGCAACGCCATGTTGCGCCGTGCCACGCGCCTGCTTGATGAAGTGGTGTATTCAAAGCAGCAAAGCAGCGAGCTGATTGAAGAGGTTGAACAGCTCCGCCAAGTCAGCGCGGGAGGTGACCTATGAACCACGCCACCCAAGCCGTGTTTGAAAGCACCTTAGCAGTAGAGCGAACGGGCGGGCTTTCATTCGAAAGCGCCGCGCTGGGCGTGGTTAGCACCGAGCAAGCTGCGCGTAAGCTTGAAGAGTTTTGGCGCAACTGCAGCAATGAAATGGCCAGCGACCCCTGCTTTGAGCCATGCCACGGCATGGTTAGCTGGATGCACGCCGCCCTGCACCACTGGTTAAACAGCGTCGACTTCATTGCAGTAGTTGAAAAGCTGAGCGAAGCGCGGGAGGTAGCCCATACCTAAGCGCTTAACGTCCATTAATAACCTTGCTGGCAATATCAGCGTGCACAGCCTTGGCCAGCGCGTTCGTATCGACATTGGCCCACTGAACATTGAGGCGCCACCGCTTTGCGTGTGGCCACCATTCTTCTGAAAGGAGATAAGTAATATGGCCACTCCAATTTTGCTAGATGAATACCGCGACCTACCCACTAAGCAA